TGAAGTCACCGCGCCGGCCACAGAAGACATGGACGCGATCACCAGGTCCTGCGTTGTCCGGACCGGGACGGACACGAACGCCGTCCCCGTCGTGCCGGGTGCCGCGGACGCCGCGGAAGCGGCATCCACCACCCCGATGTTCGCCCACTCCGACAGGACGATACCCCAGGCGTCAGAATTCCCGGTGGAGTCATTCACGGTCACCGTGGTCACTGCCAGCGCGTTGATGCAGAACGCGGTGAACGTGACAAGCCCGTTCCCGTCCGAGTCATAGGCACTCGGGGGAAACTGGCTGTTCCCTGAGGAAAACCGCCACGCATTGCCTGCGCTGTCCGTGATGGCGGTGATTCCCGCGCTCGATGACAGCGGCGTCCCCCCGGACACGCCTTTCACGGACCCGGAGATGACCAGCGTATTGTTCAAGACGGAGGAATAAGTGATTGTCGGACCCGGGGACGAGTAAGTCCCGACTGCGGCAGCGCTCCCGACGAAGGCAATCTGCGACATGATTCCCCTCTTATCGAGAACAGGCTGCTTGCAGGGAGTGAGGATTACTCACTCCCTGCAAGCAGATAATTACTCGGAAATAACGAACCCTGCGGTGAGTCCTACCGCGGAGCTGGTGGAGCCCCCGTACTCATAGGTGAGCGCCAGCGTGCCAGTACCCTGACCGAACCCGACGTTGATCTCGAACCCGGGGGTGAACCACTCGCCCCAGTTGGCGCCCGCGGTGCAGGGGATCGTCTGCTCCCAGACGACAGCCCCGGTGGTGGCGAACGTCCCGGTCGCGTTGGTGATCGTGGAGTAGTACCACGTGGACTGGGCAGCCGTGGTGGACGGTCCGATGGGGGCTGCGGTCGCAGTTGCCCCGTTGATCCCCGTGGTGAAGGTGGAAGCCACCCGGCGCAGCCGCCAGGTGATCGTCCCGTTGCTCGGGTAGCTCGCGCTGGCGGCGGAGTACGTACCCACGCGGACCGCGGAGATGTTGTACTCATACCCGGTAGCGACCTGCCCGTACATGGCGACCCACTCGGTCCCGAAGGTGGTGCTCCCGATGGTGATGCCAGTAGCGCTGTTAAGATCTACATTGTAGACGCGTGCTAGTGCCACACATTCTCCCTCTTTGTGTCAGGTGTGGTGATCTGCCCCGACCACAAAGGACGGGATTTATATGGGTAAAACTATGCAGGCTGCAAAGCCTGCTATGCAGGCTGTATTACCTGCTCGCACAATCCGGCGACGATCTTCACGTCGTCCGCCATGCGCTCCTTGCGCCAGAGATGATACGCGTCCCGGTCAGCTTCCAGCATCTTCCCGGAATCCTTAGAGGTCTGGTCAGCCTTCCAGGCGTGCTTAACCTTGATAACCCGGCAGTGCCGGAGGCACCCGGCGCCGCGCCCCAGGTCTGCCCACACCGTATCGATATACCAGTGAGACAAATCGGGAAGAGCCATCCACCCGAGCGCGGTCACGATATTACTGCTCAGGACAACCGCCTCGGGAATGTCCTCGCGGGTGTAATCCCAGGGATAGCTGAAACCCGTCTTCCCGGGAAGGCGCTCGATCGCGCGGATAAGGGCCTTATCCCAGCCGGGGGTGGACGGGACGTGATCATCCCCGAAGCTGGCGAGGTAAGAATAATCCTTCGCCGCGGGCACCGCGATCTCGTTCGTCCAGTCGGTCAGGTTCTTCCGCGGTCCGACGGTAAGCTTGTCCCCGTCTTTAGCTGCCTGCTCCATGACATACTGGTAGCGTTCCAGCTCGAAGTCGTCGTCATCGACTGCGACATGAACGTGAGTGTTCATCTTCGCGGTGGCATGCACCGAGTCCAGGAGTCTCGCGATGTTCTGCGGACGTCCACGGGAAGGCGTAATAACGAGCAGGTCACCTGCTGTCGTCAAGGGGTTATTCCTCTTCTTGTGTTAGCGGCTGATTGATCCAGTACCTCATGTACGCATCCCGGTGACGGGGGTTATCCCAGTCCAGCTCGTTTTTCTCTAGCAGTTCCCGCAGCTTCGGGTTCTGGAAAGCACTCCCCGTCCGGGATGTTGTCTGCGTCATTTCCTGATGACCCCCAGCCCGTATTTCCCCGGGAGGTTTTCCCAGAAAAGCCCCTCAGGGGAGCAGTAATCATCCAGCGCTCTCTGTACCGGGGGAATCGTGTCACCCGGCTCGGACCAGGTACCGAAGTTCCTGGTGTCATGGAACAGGGCAACCCCGCCGGGGGCAACCCGGGGCATGTACGCGTGCAGCTCCTGCAGCGTATGACCGTATTCATGAGAAGTGTCTATGAAAAGCACGTCAACTTCAGGGGGAAGCAGCGCCTGCACCGCCTCGTTCATGTCATCGCCCTGGATGAACGTCCAGTACGGGCAGTCCTTCCAGAGAACCATGCTGTTCCCGGGATTCGTCACCTGCTCAAGGTCCACGGAGGTGACATGCCCGTCCACTATCCCGGCGGCTGCGAGAAATGCCATCGTGGAGTTCCCCGAGCGGGTGCCCAGCTCCAGCACCCGGACCTTATCGTATGATCTCGCGGTCTCATGGAGGAACGGGAGATACTCCTGGATGTCGCTCCACCTGGCTACCCTGTCACGGTAGTCATCGTGCACGGTGGTGATGACTTTTCCCCGGGCGGCATCATACGTGCGGGCGAGCGGCATTTACTTATCCTCGAAAGGGCGCCTGTGCCGGGCTTCATGCTCCTCAAGGAACATCTTCTGCACGTCTTCATCTTCCGCCTTGACCGCGTGGAAGATACTCCGGTTGCCGTACCATAGCTGGATCATGTTCGTGATTTTCGCGTACCCAACGGAACTCAGCATCATCGCGACCGCATAGGGGTTCGGTCCCCACCAGCTGGTCGGGTCATTATTCATCTCATTCCCGGGGTAAAACGCCATCACCGGGCGGTCCTGGTTCACTGTCAGGTAGTCAACGACCGTCTCAACGATGGTGAGACCCCGCGGCTTCGCGCAGGCTGCCACCTTCTCCAGGGCAAGAAGAGGATGGCGGAGATGATACAGCACCCCGAGGAACAGCACCAGGTCGAAACGCTCCCCGTTCAGTTTCTCCGGGAGATCATAAACGTCGCATTCGAGGGGCTCGACGCTGGAGTTGAGTTCTTCCCTGGCAAGATCGAACGCTCCCCTGCCCGCGTTCTCCCAGATATCCGCCGCGACGACTCTTTTCGCGCCCCTGCGCTCGCACTCAAAGGAGAACAGCCCGTCCCATGCCCCGATGTCCAGGACCGTCCTGCCGGTCAGGTCCTCCGGGATAGCGTACACAGGGAACATTTTCGCGTTCCCGGCGACCCCCGGGGTGACGATCCCGGGGCGCAGTTCCACGGAGTGGAACCAGTAGTGCTCTTTTATCGCGGCACGCAGCTCATCGTCGGTTCTCATGCCGCCACAAGCTTGTCGTCGAGATGCTCCTCGAACTGCGCGAGCACCGGCTTCCAGTACACGTCCAGCACCCTGTCCGCGTCATATTGGAGCGCGAATTCCCGTGCTTGCTTCTTCGGGAGCGTCCCGTCCTCGCGAGCCTGGTACGCCGACTCATATGCCTGCTCGATGTCAGTGGCATCCGGGCGGGTCCACCAGGCACAGTGACCGGTAGCCCAGAACGGGGTCCCGGAAACCAGCCACCCGCCGCCGCACAGCTCCGACATGGAACTGCCATTGGTGGTGATCACGGGGATACCGCAGGCTTGCGCCTCGATCAGGGGCAGCCCGAAGCCTTCCGCGTACGAGCAGAAGGAAAGAACATCCAGCCCGCGGTACCATGCCGCCATGTGCTCCTCGGAGATCAGCCCCAGATCGTAGGAATACGAATCAGGGAAAGACACCGCGTCGCTGATCCCCAGGTTCGCCGCCATTGACTGCAGGTTGACCCCGGGATTGCCCGCGGGGGAACTGTGCAGTGACAGGAGGCTATCGGGGTGCCGTGCATGGAACCGGGAGAACGCGAGAAGCTGCTCCATGAACCCTTTACGCAGGGGATCGCGGTTCATCGCGCAGATCCCGATGACAAAGGTCTCGTCGGTTATCCCGGGAACAGTATCCCGGTAGGGATGCGAATCCCCCGGGCAGTACAGTGCCGTGTCGGCGGCGAGAGGGACGTAGAAAGGATCCGCGCCTTCATCCTGCAGGGTCCTCCCCCCGAACCGGGACATCGCGATAGGGATAGCCTGGCTTTCCCGCAGGACCATGACATCTCCTATCCCGAGCGGACTGCAGTCCACGGGGAACCACAACGCTACGGGAATCTGGTCCAGCTGCGGGGCTGCCTTCTGCAGGTTGAAAGGATCCGCGAGGACGATCGTCCAGTCTGCGGAAAAATATTCATGCGAAGGGATAATGGTGTCGTTGCCCGCGGAGTCCCGTGCCATCGGGAGGACGGGGAATCCCTGCCATTCCAGGATGTTACCCCCGAAAGAGTAGGGACTTGAAATGGTGATCTCATGACCGAGGCTAGCGATCCTCGGGACGAACAGGGCTGTCGCCTTACCGTATCCTGAATTATTCCACGGAGCGTTACTCTGAAAGTTGATCCTCACGCACACGGCTCCTTTGGAGACAGAAAAAACCCATCATTAGTTTTATAGCATGAATTCCCGTGGTTTGCAAGTACCACGGGAATTCAGGGTCACATCATCATGATTCGTATGCCCAGCTTCTGAAAAGTTACCCTGGGACGCTTCAAATGATGACACACACATAGGATAGCAGATCATTGCTCATTCTCCAGGTCTGCACTCACCATTCCCTTGATCAGGTCATCAAAATCAGCCTTCGGAGACCACCCGAGCTTCTCGCGGGCTTTAGATGCATCCCCGACGAGAAGATTGACATCCGCAGGCCGGAAGAAGCGCGCATCCTGGCGTACGTACGGGCGCCAGTCATCTATGCCCGCGAAATGGAAGGCGGCATCCAGCAGCTCGCGGATCGTATGGCTCTTCCCGGTGGCAATCACGTAATCGTCCGGGGTGTCCTGCTGCAGCATCAGCCACATCGCTTCGACATAATCCCCGGCGAAGCCCCAGTCCCTGGAGACGTCCATGTTCCCGATAGTGAGCTTCTTCTGCTTCCCCAGGGCTATTCTCGCTACCGCCTGCGTCACCTTGCGGGTGATGAACTCATATCCCCGGCGGGGACTCTCATGATTGAAGAGGATCCCGGAGCAGGCGAAAATGCCGTAGGACTCCCGGTAATTCTGCGTGGTGTAATGCCCGAAGACCTTCGCCACGCCATAAGGGCTGCGAGGATGAAACGAAGTGCGCTCGTCCTGCGGGGTCTCCTGCACCTCCCCGAACATCTCCGAGCTGCTGGCCTGGTAAAAGCGGGCACCGGACCCGTGGATGCGGATGGCTTCCAGCATGCGGAGCACCCCCATCCCCGTGATGTCCCCCACCAGTTCCGGCTGCTTGAATGACAGCGCGACGAAGGAGATAGCGCCCAGGTTGTAGATCTCGTCCGGCTGGGAGGTCTCCAGTACGCTGATCAGGCTGGAGAGATCACGCAGGTCACCTTCCAGGAGCCGGATGGATGGGATGGCGTCCTCGACCACCTGGATCTTCGGGTTCGCCTGCCCCCGCACCATCCCGTAAACGTCATAGCCCCTGGCGGCAAGGAACTCCCCCAAGTACAGCCCGTCCTGACCCGTGATTCCCGTTATCAGGGCACGTGGCATTTATTCCGTCTTCTCCTGGTTGCCCTGCTGGTGCGTCATCATCGCGGAGAAAATCCCCACGATAAACTTCATGGCATCCTCCGGGGAGAATCCCGCAAGCTGGGCAGCAGCGTGCATCTTGTGCATGCCTTTCATCCCGGAAACGAGATCCTCTTCCGGACCGAAGGGGTCCATAGGCATATCTTCCTTACTCATCTTCAAATTGCTCCTCGTCGTCCTCGTAAAGATCCTCCGGGTACACGGTGTTACTCTCATCCCAGGAATACCAGTACTCAACTTCCGTACGGTTCCCGTTCCCGAGGAATATCGCGCGCTTCACCCTCGGGCAGGCGCTTCCCTGGAAATCAATCCTGCTCCTGCGCAGGTGAAAGCCCCCGCAGTCATCACAAGGCGCACTGGGGCGCTCGGAGAAGATCCCTGACGCGATCAGCGCCTTGCGCTCGTCACTGGTCAGCTTGGCAACCATTATCCGCCCATGCTACTGAGAATGCCTCGTCATAGTGCGCGCATCCCTCGTGAGGTTCCATCGTGCACTGTGCATCAACAATACCCGCTTCCAGCATGATCCTGCTGACAGCAGTGCACTGCACACTAGGGTTTCCTTCCAAAAAGACTCCTACCACTGTACCCTATCCAGTTTGATTTTCCCGTGAGTTCCCCGACACGCTTCATGTACGCATTCGGGTCACCGCTGCATTCCGGGCAGGTGCTGAGCTTCGCGGGATACTCATGCCCCTTGGGACAGACGCTCTTGTATGCGGCAGCCCAGCGGATCGCGGACTTCCTGCGGGTATCATCCCTCTCCGGGGTGGGGGCGATGACGGGCTCCCCGCATTTCCTGCACTTCTTGTCGATGTAGACATGCACCTGAGCAGAACAATTGCTGCACACGGAGAACCCGTAGATCTCCTTGTAGTTGACTGCCCCGAATCCCCCCAGTTCGCGCATCGCGTACACCCAGGCGTCTGCTCTGTCGTCATGGGCTTTCACCCGGTCATCGAAGGAGGTCATGGCGCACAGCTGGCGCTCCAGCGTCTCGAACCGGTCGCGCTCCCCGATCATATGGACACGTCCCTGCTCCACGAGCGGGGAAATGGGCTGTGCCCGGATCTTCTTGGAGACCATCGCGTGAATGGCTTTATACGCGACGTACGGGTCCTTATTGTAGAGCATGACCTTGAAGTAGTCCCCGGCAGTCTGCTGCTCCACGATGACAAGGGAGGCATTCCACCGGTGATATGCCCCGACGATCTTGTCCATGACCTTATCTGGACTCCCCACGAACGAGAGGTCCTCCAGCGTGTACAAGTGGTTGTCAAACCCCTCCCCAGCCACGACAATCCCGCATTCGTCGCTTCTCGTCGGATTCGCGGACGCCGCAGGATCGAACCCGATGACCACCCTGCGGAACTCCTCCGGGGCCTCCGTGTATTCCTTGCGAGAACGGTCGAATCACTCCATCTGGAACAGCGCCCCCGGGACTTCCAGGATATGCTCGCCTTCCAGCTCCTGCCGGGCAAGGAAGCTGCCAGCGCC